AAACCATACGCACATTTCTTTTTCATGAGACGCAAATGTTACCATGCATGCAATATGAAAAAGCATGATAAACAGAGGCATCACTTCACAATAATACTTAAACCAAGTGAGTAGCTTTATGCTGTAGCCTCTACCTGCAAGGATAATGACGTTTATAATTTCGCTAACGTCCATGTCCTTAAACATTACTCTTGACAACTGTACAACACCGACTGATTGAACTAACCGATGGACTTCGTCTTTTTGTTCTTCTGTCATTGAAATACCTCCTTTTGTCTATAGTTAATTGACGTTCTTGACAAAATTACAATTTTTTGCTCAAATCAATTCATTTTGAGTAAAATTTCAAAGTTAAACATTGCTAAAAGTAACAATCTGTAAGCAAATTATTCGTATATCATTATTCTATATCCTTATATTCCGATTTTGCATCGAAACAAGGACACCATTTCTTCCATTTTCTTGGGTCGCTACCCCAGATGTCCCTGTGCCCCATGATCTTTGCATCCGGGAATTGTTGCTTCAGTTTATGAAGCAGCAAAATGAGAGCATCCTTTTGATCTGGCGTGCGGTTGTCGATAGGCTTGCCGTGGTTGTCAATGCCACCCATATAGGCAATATTGATAGCAGTAGAGTTGTAGCCCTGCACGCCATTACTAACCTTGCTGATGTCTAACAACTGATGTATAACACCATCTTCCGTTACCACCTTGTGATAGCCTGGATTTCTCCAACCCTTCGCCTTAAACTCTGCCAACAGTTCCTTGACTCCCCACTTCTGAGATGAAGCGGTACAATGAACGAAAATTCTTTTTATCTGTCTCATAATAATGAATCTAAAATTAAGTAATTAATAATACTACCGAGAACAATCACTACGGAATACCTCACAATATCTTCCCACTCAAACTTCGCCAAGTGATAGTGCTTGTACTGGTATATCTCTCTACCTACCATTACTGGCAAAGCAAGCAGACCTATCAATATGCTGATAAGCAGCCAACAAGCAAGACCTATCCAGTCTCGCTTGTTGAGGGTAAACAGTCTTCTCAGCATACGCACAGCCAATATGTGAGATATACATCAAGGAACCCCGCTATCTCTATCCAATACCAGGGATGCAAGTGCATTCCTGGCTCACGTCCATCACGTTCTGCCAAACGGTGCTCCCATTGGATAATCATATTCAAAATCCAAAGAGTGAACAGAAGCATCACTGCAAGGATAGCCGTAGGAAGGATATTTACACTCATACACCAGCCTACGCACCCGATGGCTGCCACAATCGCACCGCATTTATGAATGGGCAGGGTATCTTTGTCAATATAGTTGGGTGCAGCTCCTACGAACATCAGTCCTGCGCATCCCAAGAAGGCAAGGCATTGGATTCCCCTGCCCGAATCGAGCATAGGAATGAGCATCAGTATCGCACTCAGAAACATGACCATCGTGAACACCCACCCATAGTTTCGCTTATGCTTATCGCCTATCACTTCGCTGCCCGTACACCCCTGCAACTGGTAATACACATCACTCATCATGTCGGGAATGCCGAACCGCATGGCTGCGAGCAAGAGAAATCCTGCCCACAGGAGAAAAGAAATCATACTTAATACATACATAATCTTTAGAAATTTAATTAGTTACACGTTGACACCATTTTGTTGACTTCAGCAAAATGGTGCTACCATTCTCGTGATGTCAGGAAAATGGTGCTATCATCTTCCCGATGATGGGAAAATGATATTAGAGTTTAATATCCAGCTGCTTAGGGTAGCCCGTCTTGTAGTCGTATGCCTCCACTTCCTCGATGGTAGTAAGTTCGCTGACGGCTTTTTTGTGGGCTGCCGTCACATTGAAGCATTCTAAGGCATACATTTCAAGTGAGGAAAGCAACATAATAGCCATATCGCACCGCACCTCCAACTTGTAGCCGTCAAACCAAAGGGTGGTGGTATCATGCCCCAAATCACGGGTAATCTGTGTGGAGTTCATCAGTCCTACACGAGTTTCCTTATCGAGCCATACCTTGTTGCCGTTAAGCATAAAGCCGTTCACATCGCTGCTGGTATCATAAGCAAGGATGGCTGCTAACTTCTCCTTCTTCGCCTTCTCCAAGGTAGCCTTGCATCGCTCCTGCCATTCCTCGCTCACCAGATCGTACTCCTTTTCTCCGAGGTTCATCAGATAGGCTGCACGCGTCTTGCACTGGTTGCACCATGTGTTTAATGCCTCAAACTCATCCGCTGCATCCATCTTCTTTCCGAGAAGGTTGCGCATGATGGCTTCCACTTCACTTTCTGAGTACTTATATCTGATGAGGGCTGATACTATTGCTCCATAGTTCCATACGGCTACTGGCAGCGTGACCATATCCTCGCTTCCTACTTCCACCTTTACGCTCACTACAAATCTTCCACAGTCATTGCCTATCACAATCTGTGACTCATTCATAAACTCGTTATCCATAAATTTCTATTTTGATTAATTGATATTTAATACAAAAACTTTTTTATCTTATTGATTCAAACCAAGCCTACAGCTTGAATGCGACGGCTGGTCTCACATACTTTTCATTTAACTTCCAGCCTATGCCGCCACCATCGAAATTCCCGCTAACAGGGATCAGAATCCAAGCAGAGAGCTCGTTACACTCGGTAGACAGTTGGTACCAATTGTTAATGAATGCCTCGAAGCGAAAATCTGCCTTCGCTTGCGCAAAGATATTATTTGCAACACCGAGATTGTATCCCTTCATCGCATACCAAGAGCAGCGTGACATCTCTCCAGATGACATGAGGAACCAATGTCCCTCGGTAAACGTCTCTGCTAACGTTTCAGTATCATTATCAAGCGTAGGAACATAGGCATTGCAATAGCTGGCAGCAGGGTAATAATACTGCTGATACTTCTTCGCATTGCCATGAGCGATTTGAACACTCTTGATACATTCCGTAAGACTTTGTTCTAAAGTCTTTTCTGACGTTGCCTTTGGTATAGGCAGATTTACTTTGGTATCCTGCAAGATGTAGTCTCTGTGAGCAATAATCTTGAGGGTGTTGAGCTGACCACGAGCAACCATGTCGTTCACTTTCAATCCTGCACGGTTTAGGTACTCACCAAGAGTAGTATGACCTACACTGGTTTCATACATACTCTGCGTAATTTTCTCAAAGCCGATGTCGCTGATTGTATTCAAGTCAGAATATTCCTTGAACCCGTCATTAGCGGTATTACTCTCGTCACGCATCGCGGAGTCAGATACATCTATTCTTTTAGTGCAATCCTGTAACAATGGCAGATTATATACATTATAGGTAGAATTACTATCTAATATGATACCATTCATACCATTATTCGCATCGGTGTTATTCCAGAGTCCCCATACTCTATGACTATAGTCCTTTAAGGCTACCGCAATCGCCCATTTACGCTCCTTCGGCTCGATGTAGAATATCACAGCGATAGGGGTAGCATCAGAAAAACTCAGGTCGCTGCCGTATGTTCCGTCGGCAAATACGTAATCTCCAAGCTGCGCTTGATAAGCATAGAAATATACGTCAGTCGTCGCCTCCAAGGTCTTACCGCTCGACAGTTGAAGAGTGACCGTCACTGTCGCCTTGTCGTCATTTTCACGGCTACCCGCCTCGGTTACGGTGATTATGCCCGTCTTCGGGTCGATAGTGGCAAGAGACGTTTCCGTCATCTTCCATGACACATACACGATGTCATTACCAGCCACAGGCATGGTATATAGTTTCAGAGCATAATCGCCTTCTTTCGCAAAGTATCTATAGCCCTTCAACGATGCACTCTTGATTTCCACCTTGTTGTATAATACGTAGAGCGCATTCTTCTCGTTGTCGATGTTACCCCACATGCCTACCATGCGCATCTTCAAGGTAGCATCTACCGATACGCTTTCTGATAGCGTAACTCTACCCGTCAGTTTTGCCTTCTTATCCAGCAAGAAGGAAAGGGTTTCGGCAGATACATCCGTCCAGTCGATGCCCAATATCGTAAGCGAGGAAAGGTTCTTGCTCTGCGCTTTCAGGTTGTTCACGATGTCGATTACCGCAATCTTAGGACAGGTGTCCTGGTTGATATACACCTTCTGTAGCTTTTCGTAGCCCTCAAGGGAGAGAATATTCAGTCCGCGCTGTCCGTCAAGATGCAGGGTAGTGAGGGTGGATGGCAACTTCACGGTGGTAAGGAACTCCTGCTGCGGCAGGGTGATACCCGTTAAGGAGGTGCCTCTTGCGTCAACCGACTCCAAACGCACGTTGGCAGACACGTCCATGCTGCCCGAAACCGTACTCAGATTGTGGATATCCAGTGTGCGGAGCGATTTCATGGAACCTACCAGCAATGAGGTAGCCTTCAGATGGATTTCACTCTTGTTGTCCGTACCGGCTATCAGCTTACGCACACGACTACCATTAAAGGCAAAGGTCTCGTTGGCAGGCTTGTCGTACCATGTTCCGATGTCACTCATATAGTTCACGCCGCAAACGATGTTCTGCGTGTTGCTGTCGGTGACACCAGTAGCCGTTACCGACTCTCCAGCCTTCACTCTCTTGCCGTCAAGGATGGTACTCTGACCGATGGTGACGACAGGGTATATCCACATAGCTGCCGTGAGGTTAAACTTCACCTCCATCTGTTCGGTGGAACGATAGTTGATGTTTCCACCCAAAGGACTACCTGGGTCGAACTCTCCATACTTAGCATAGCTGCTCATATAGATGGTTCTATCTTTGCACCACTGGCGCTCACCTTCCTCTTGCGAACCAAGCGACTGTGTAATAGGGTCGGTATCATTGTTGTAGTTGCCGTTCACCATCTGATAGTGGGCATATTCATAACCGATACGTGCGAACTCATTGTAAGCCACGGCAGGAAAATACTGACAGGTTGACATGAAGTACTTCTCCCAACAGCCCTGTACCGTACCGTCACCCAGACGAGCCATTGCGCTCAGTATCTCCTTCATGGTAGAACGAAGGTCGGTAGGAAAACATTCCTCCAACAGGTTATAAAGCGCATTATCCTCTCCGTTCCAGTAGTTCTTGCCTAACGAAGTGTCAAAATCATGTTCCTCCACCCAATACGGCTTTGTCAGCTTACCTTGATTATCGAAAGGCAGGATGGAGTCGAGGTCATCCTGAAAGGCACGGATCAGTGATGTGGAGCTGAACACCCATAAATAGGTATTCTTGACTCTATTGTCGCAAGCTGCTAACAACTTCATCATGCAAATGAAGAACAGAATATCCTTCTTGTGCAAGTAAGTTGTAATCTTCTCTGCGAACTCCTTTCTGCGTGCAGCGATAAAGTCCTCATTCACTTTTTCCCACTCAAGGTATGTCTCATGATTGGTGAAATCGTCGCTGATGTAGTTGGCAGTCTGAGTCTTCACATTCAGCGTAGCATACACACCAGCCTCAGATTTCGTAGTTCCACCAGCCACCCAAGTCTTGTTTATCTCATCATAGCGATACATATCATATCGCTCGGAACCCGCTTCAGACTTAGTTACCCAGTAGCAGTAGCTAATATCCAAGCCTTTCGCCTCCTTCAGTTGAGTAAATGTTCCATTAAACGGTTTCAGTCTGTTGGTATGAGAATACACAAAATTGAATGCCTCGATGAAGCGGGAGATAGTATTTCGATTACCCAAACCATAATCCCATGAGGTAGTGCCTGCATAGACATAGCCTTCCTCTTCCTCACTGTAGTTCACGTCGCCTGGAATCCAAGGTACCTGATGCTTGGTAAGACGAGGGTTGTTATCAGAACCCTCTATCATCAGCATATCTGGAGTCTTAGTCTTGTCGTAGCCAAAGGTAGGCTTATCTGCCTTACCAGAACCGAACGTACCTAAACCGATGAATACAGGCTCACTATCATTCTCAGTCTGCTGGAATACAAGGAATGGGTCTTCATATACCGCTACACGGCAATTCTCCATACCCTCGATGCTGGTAATCTCATTCTTGCCTACCACCTCCTTGTAGAGGTCATTGTAGAGCTTGGTAGCGCCCATCTTGTGCGACTGAGGCGATGAAGCCCAGTTGCGCTTATCTACCAGTTTCTTGGCAAGAGGCAGTCCATCGGCGTTCTGATAGCATTGTCCGTGGTCCACAAGATTTTCATCCACCCACTTAGAATCCTCACGCTTGAAGTCGCTTTGGATGTTCCAAGCCCAGTATTTTTTAGATGTAGAACCCTGTCCTTTCAGGGACATATTATAGAGCGTACCACTATGCGCCTTGTCATTGATCTTATGAATAACGATGTCGCCCACAACAGCCGTAGGTGACTTGAGTGATGGCACTGCACATTTATATAGCAGGGTGTTGTATTTGGTGTATGCCTTAGAGTAAGAAATCAAGCCGCTTTCACCTAAGATGTCATTCTTCTCCTTGAAAGCCTTCTTTTCGCCGATAGTGGCAAAGGAAGAAAGTCTATTCTGATAAATATCCGTAGCAGAAAGAGATTTCTTGTAGATACGCAAACCGTAAATATCAATATCCGAACCTTGAGGCGCAATCACTATGCCGCCCGTTTTCTTAGTTCCGCCTACTGACTGCCAGAACGCATCGTTATCGGAATAGACAAACTCTCGGCTTATAATACCATTAATGAACACACGCACATAGTTGACACCCTGACTATAGAGGTTAGGAACGATATTGATAGCCACATGAGTACGAGTCTCCTTAGAGTAAATCCAGTTTTGTGAACCCTCCACACGCTTCTCCATGGTCATCATGCAGCTCTCCTGCGCCTTCAACCAAAAGCCCACCAGATGACTGTCAACGGTAGAAGGTGTTCCCATCTGGAGCAAAATGCCATTCTCATCGGTTACATTGCGAGTAGCAAAGTCAATTTCGATAGTCAATCCCTGTAGAGGCGTATCGTCAGAATAAGCATCGTAGTTGATGTTGACCTTAGAGCCATCCAAGACTCGCAAGCAACGAGCATTCGTATTAGCATCGACAATCCAACCATCACTGATGAAAGAAAAACCCTCGAAGGTGGATTTCACCTGCTGATTATTAACAGCATTAACGATGGTATTAGGTTCACTCTCACTATTGTTGCGTTTCTTAGGATTGAGGAAGAAGTCGGCTCCCGATGTAGGCGCAAAATTCTCACTATTATCCACTACTACACGCAATTGGTCACGCAGAACAACCTGTCCGGAAGTGAACGACATCGATGCAGGGAAATTGACATTATCCTCTGTTTCTACTTCGAGGTCGAAAATCAGGGACTTGATAACTCCCGCAGGAACGTTTTGCACACTCTCGCTATATATTACGCTGTTAGACTCCAAATTGGTAAGTACGAAAGCAATATCCGTATTGTCAGCCTTCGGATTGAATACCGCATAGTCAAACGCCTGTACGCTGCTCCAGTTCTGGAATGTACCGATGTTGTTGAGTACAAGAAGTGGAGTAGTATTGCCCGATAGCGTACACATAATGTTCTGTGATACGGATTCGGTTTTGACGTTATCGCCTGATGTAATCCATGCCTCGATATTATAAATTCCATGCGCTTTCGGATGGTCGATGTATGCAATATATGGAGTTTCGGTATATGTAGCCGTACCAATACTATAGTCGTATGTACGAGAATACTTCCCGTCAGAAGAAGAAACTTTCAGATGCAGTACCTTTCTGATTGTACCCGTAATCGTCAGTGGAACGGAGATAGTCGGAGCAACGGCTTTGTACTCGAAAGGATTCTGCCATTTAGTCTGAAATTTTATCTGGATATTGGTTTTTGTAACCGTAATGATGACATAAGGCGTACTCTTATGCGAGCTTGTACCCGTCGCAATCATACGAACTGACTGAGTACCATCCACACAATAAGGAGCAAGGTTTATCTCTGTGTACGCACTTGTGTTGGCTGCCTCCTGAGAGTTGATAGCAATATTAGCCGCTACCTTCCATTCCGAAGCATTCTGCATTCTGGTTTCTATCAAGAGTGTACCTTCCTCATTTGTGTCAGATACACTACCTCCAGGAACGGATGGGTCGTAAAGCTGGGAGGTAAAGCGTATCTTTGCCACAAGGTCTGAGTCCTTGGTAGCCGTAATAGACTTTGCACCCATATTTGTGAGTTTTACGATGGTAGATGCTTCAGCCGAACCGCCGCCTGTACCCAAAGGTATCTCTACACTTGAGAGTATAAGGTCAGCATGATTGTCAGGGTCAGCCTTATAGGTACCATAAGTTTCAGCAGAAGCAAATAGTGCCACCGTAGCGATATTTGTAGCTGCATCTGTACCCAGATACACCATATAAGAACCCTTCCCGCTCTGTAATTGCTTGATAAGCAGGTCGTCATCCTTGAGAGCCTTCTGAATAGCTTCCCTCACTCGGCGACCTTTATAGTTTTGCCAAGGACCAAAAATATTCTCCAGTACTTGATCAATAACATTCTTTGCCATAAACTTATCTTTTATATTTTTACTCAAGAGCAAGAATGCTCTTTTTACCTTTTTACTTTTTTACCTTTTTTACCTTTAAAAGTTTAGTCCTGCCAAGCATCCTCATCGAGCCAAGGTTTATCGTCATCCCAATATCCTAAGCCGAAGCAAGAACGTATTGCTTGCCAAATCAAGACTGACCCCTTATAAACTGCATTCACGGCTTTCTTGCCAAGATTGATAGCAGTTATCTCTTTTCCGTTTATGATAATCATAAGCCATATCTATTATTCCTCCGTGAGCATATAGTAAGTATCGGCTTCCTTTACTTCTAAAGCCTCGTAAGCTACTTCCGACATACTCACGAACTTCGTGATGGTAGCAGGGATGGCCTCTACTTTTTTCTTCAATGCAGATATATCAGATGTAGCGGTAGTCAAAGCCTGTTTGTTTGCCTCTGCCGTTTTGTTTGCCGCCTCTGCCTTTTTTAACGCATTGCTTGCACCAGTAGAGGCGGTGTTAGCTTTCTCCTTGATTTCGTTGATAGTGGATGATAAGTCGCGGAGTTTGTCACTAACAGCCTTCTGACTCATCACCTTATCCTCAGCTTCTCCTGATTTCTGAACAACACTCTCCTTGTCTAACTTCTTAGCCAATGCATCATTCAAGGTCTTCTGGCTTACAACCTTATTGGTGCTCACGCCCAACTCCTGAGCCACTTCCAGCAAGGTTGTGTTTACCCAGCTGCTGCCATTCTCAGAATAGAGTACATTGATGCCCTGAGGAACTACGAGATTATCAAAGTTTTTATACGTACCAGCGGCGGTCGCAAAATAATACATTTTGGCATCAATAACTTTTGTAGGCACAGTGTCAAGACTAGCCACGCCCATATACGTAGCACATCTTACGAGTTTAAACTTTTCTATGATATTTGTTATCAACTCGTCCCAATAGCTATCCCTCTTGGCATTTACACACCAAGTTCCTCTGTCTGCATTCCAGTAATGAGCCCAACCGTCTATCACCACAAAGTCACCGGCCACACCACCAGTAGGGAACTTTCGGTTCACCTCATAGATGCTGCCATATTCTCCCTTGTAATGAGGATCTTCTTTATTAATATCGTTAGTCATAAAATATTATATTTGAGATAGTTGGTTATACTTTTCTGCCAAATCGCTTTCCTTCTTACTTACCAGAAAGATGCTGATGGCACGATAGATAAGATATTTCTTGCATTCATCTGTAAGGGAAAGGATAATCTTCTGGTCGGTCACTTCGTTTTCATGCCCAGTATCAGTAGAAAACACATCCTCTAACTTTTGATAAGGGATATACGTGAACAGTTCAACCTCATGATCATATACAGCTCCAACAGGTGCATGGTTGGCATCATACCTTCCGGCAGTCCAGTACATCAGCACTCGCTTTCCTGTAGTTGGCGATGTGGTAATCATGCCCTTTGGTTTCTGTGGCGTTCCCCTGGTCCACCGGGAGGCTTGCATCTGAGCCTCCTTGCTGCCTGGTTCCATCAGCATAGTCAGCGTGCTTTGCCAACTTCGTAGCCTCAACTCTACCAGTCTCAGCCAATCGTCAGGAATTGTCAGGCATCCATGACCATCTGTAAACTGTGTTTGGATGGCATCATAATCTTGATTGCCACTATCATTCAGCGAAACTTCCACCCTTTTGGGGAGAATCATTTGCGCTGGTGCTTGCAGTAGAATCTGTTGTCCTGCCATTTCAATGGCTTGCTTCATTTCCGTGTCCGAATCATCCGTAATGATGTCATTCACCTCATCATGGATCACTTCGTCCATAGCTATGCGCATTTCCTTCACAAGGTCACTCAAAAGAACTTCCATAAGCAAGAAACCTATTAACTAAAAATTATAAACTAAAACTCAATCACCACACCCAGCTCTTTAGCCTTCTCCTTCACACTCTCAGGTGATTTCAGTTTCCTTACATCCACCTTATAGGTCTTCTGGAGATAGTTCTTGGCCTTAGTGATGTTCTCGAAATGAAGGGCATTCTCGTCCTTCACCTGCTCTTCTTTTTGTTGCTGAATCTCTTCCGGCTGGCTCTCATCAATGATACGCCCTGCCTTCGTAAGAGGATGTTTCCTGATGCATTCTGCCACCTGCTTGTTATCCGTAATGTACGAATAGGCATCGTTGCCACACCGCTCAAACTCAATGTTCTTGATCAGTCCGCTCGGCAGAGTCACCACAAAAATGAGCATGCTCTTAGCTACAAATCTATACATATCTATTTGTGTTTATGGTGAGAAGGGATAGTGAGACTGCATTAGCCTCAACTATCCCCTAGATTGATATATGTAGAAAACTATCAGTTTCCTATACGATGATTACGCTGCCTCCAAAATCTGCTCATCGGTCACGCCATCACCAGTGAAGACTGGTCGGGCTACACGCGCATGAGCATCAGGGAAGGTCAGTACCCAGCAGCTATACTCCTCCATCACAACACCTGCAGTGTTACGAATCAAGAGATCCTTAGCGTTAAACTCATTTCTACTCCACACACCAAATACGTATTTGTCAAGATAACGAGCATCCAGCAAGAACGCTCTACCATCCATACCCCAGGAGTTAAAAGCATCGTGGCGATAAATCAGAATCTTAGTACCCATACTCTCAAACTTCTCGAAGTCAAGTTTCCAACCCTGATAGTCCTTTTCTGTCTGGGTAATGATACGCTTGTTAGAGCGAAGGTTAGCAAATGCCTGATAGATCAAGTTGTCAACGAAGAGAAGTTTCGTACGGCTGGAGTTACCAGCACCCTTCAATACAGCCGCGATAAATGCAGAAAGTTCCTTCTCGCTGATCACATACTCATATACTGTTTTTTGCTGCTCCACAGTTTCGCCATCGGAACCACCTGGCTTAGGTACTTTTACCTTTGCCTTTACAATTTCACCATTCTCATCTTTCTTGACAGCCCAATGGCCAATCTGCAAGTCCTTGCCTGCTTCCCAGTAAATACCGCCCATGGTATAGGTCAAACCAACTTTCTCGCCACCATTCGACATGCTCTTTACACCGAACAGACCACTTCGCTCCTGGCCATAACGCATATCGTCCATAGCCATTTTTTCCTGTCGTGTGAAGTCCCATTTTACCTGAGTCTTACTCATGCGGTTAATAAGAGACTCCTCAACCTGCATGATAAATCGCTGGCAATACTGGAAGCTCTTATCTGGCATAGAGTAATAACTACCAGTTTCAACCTCTTTCTCGCCTGCGGCTCTTCCGAGGCGCATCAGAGTTGTACCTACCGGAATATTGTCTTCAAAATCACGGTTGCCGCGCGAAGGGTTTTTCTTTCCATTCAGAGCGTAGGCAATAGGGTTATTGTCATTATCATGGCTGATTACACGGAACTGAAGAGGAATCAAAGTACTCTTATTCGTACCTGTCTCATCATAGCCATAGATGCCATCTACCATAATAACATCACCATTATCGAAAGCTGACGGATTTTCTACCACGAAGGTTACAGAGTTACCATTGGTCTGCTTATTAACCTGAGTAGTAAGTTTTGACATGATAGGCTTCTGACCGATAGAATAGTATTCTACCCGAACAGAGTCGATAGGAGTCATCTTCTTGGATGCACGTAAAATCTGATCAATAGGACAGCTCTCCAACTTCATCTCTACGACTGTTGGGTTAACATGAGCAACATAGTAGTCCCAGTTGCCCAAATTTTCCTGTGCCTCCTGACTACCACCCTGCCACTGAGGACCAGAGCCACCTACACCGGGACCATTCAAAGGACCAGTCGGGCCACCACCACCTTCACCAGTTGGAACAGCAGGAGGATTTTCTGCCATCGCATAAGAGCTTCCACCACTAAGGATCATGACGAGCATCGCCATCATGAAACCAAACCATTTCTTAAACTGTTTCATAATCGATACATTTAAAATTATTAATTATAAATTTCTAATTCTACATTCCAATCATCTTGCTGTACACCTGTTCTGTACGGCTCTTTTCCTTTGGTAATGAAGGTGCTCCACCGCCTCCATCGATGTTGATGTTCTTCTTGCCGCCCTGCTTGCCATCATGCAGTTGTTTCTGCTGGTCAATCTTCTCGTTCTTACCACGCTTGTAGCCTCGCTCCTCGGCATCAGCCACAGCTTTGTCGAAGTCCTTTATCTGGAAGAGGCGCAAGAAGTCTTCTTTCTTCAGATCATAACGAGCTGCACGCCATACAAAACCATCATCATCGTGATCCTCGCCATCATCGCTACGCTTGTAAATCCATTCTATCAAATCGGTAATCGCCTCAGGCTTCAATTTCGCTTCTTTAATAGCAGCGTCAAGTTCGGCATCTTCCAGCTTCATATTGGCAGCAAGTTGCTCATTGCCCTTTGCAAGTTTCTCGCTGGCTTCAAGTTTCTCTTTCTCGCTAGATTTCAAGCGTGCCTTAGCCTTCTCGTCACCATTGATGGCATCAATATAGTCCTGCCCCATTTCATCAATCATGAAATCGATAAAATTGAAGTCGCTGCCATCGGCATTTTTCTTGGTCACAAGACCTGTCACCAGACTTGGAGCATGCGGGTTGTCCTGCAACATTTTGTTGAAGTCATCCATTTTCTGCTTATTCTGGTCATACTGGTCGTAATCGGTCGAAAGTTGACCATAAACAGCCTCATCATCGTCCATATTCAAGTCCGGATAACGCTGAGCAAGACGCTCTCTGAAAGAATCTCGCTTTGACTTAACTTTCTGATTATCAATAGTTTCCTTTGCCATAAATATTCATTTTTAATATTTGTGTGCTAAATTAAGGAAAATTTCGCATTACTTTGTGATAAGTTCTGCATCTTGATGAATTAATTTTGCTGGTATGAAACATCTAAATTCCATATCCGAAATTTACCTTAAAAGAGACCAAGAAATGTATCTGCTCTTTCGTAAGGCCAAGAGGATGGTAGAATATCCTACCACCATGGCTAAGATATGCGATTACATCGCCAAGATGCCTGCCTCTTGCTATTATCTGGCTGATAGCACAGCCTATCGGTATGTATGTAAACGCATCAAGGGGGATAAGCCTAAATTCGGCAAATACCAAGCCCAAAAAGAAAAACTCTTTGAAGATTTCTATCAGGATTTCTTGCGTCTCCGGCAAATGGATCAATACAAGGAATACAATACCAAAAATCTTGTGTATGTATGCCTGAATCTTCCTGCGCCCAATTTGGGTATGGCTCCACGCTACATACAGATGAAAATAAACAATTATTTCCGCAATAAGAAAACATCATTCATAACTCGATAAATCACTTCCATTATGCGTACATTATATATTACACTTCTCATCATCCTCCTGATGGCTTTCATCATTCCGCTTCATGCCTCGCTGGCTGTGTCTCCATCATCGCCATTATACACCCATTTCGCCTATATGTTCGGTCATGCCAACTTTATACACTGGGGTATCAACGGCTGGTGCATATTGATGGTTCATCATCAGTTCCGCTTCCATCGCCTACTGGCAGCATGGCTCTGCTCCGTGTTGTTGTCGTTCATATACTATCCGGCATTACCTGTATTGGGTGCATCCGTATTGATTTCTTTCTTCATGGGATTCTCTGCGCAATGGTATTATCGGTATCACCGCATCTACTTCTGGCAGATGATGCTCGGTATGGCTATAGGTTTCCTTCTCCCTTACATAGCTGGTATCTTCCACATAGTCCTATTCTGTTTAGGTTTCATTTATGCTAAGGCAGAGAGATTTATCCGACATGTCAACACACTTAACATTTGACATTCAACACTTTACATTATTATATATAACGAATGCCAGTAGCAAAATCCTCCTTAAAGGTTCGACCTCAGCAGCAGATTTCTGATAAGAAGCTCAAAGAGATTCTTGAAGAAGATAAGAGAAGACTCAAAAGTCTCCTCGCTAGTTATCGTCCCATTACTGGAGAGAATGCCCCTGGACTTCGATTCGAATGCGTCATCACTGATTTTCTGAATGGAAAGAAGCTCTGGCTACCGGTAGAAATGTTGAAGGAAAAGAAGTTCTGCGCCATCATCAAGTGTGGATCCATAGAGACCTTTTGCGATAAGTACATGCCAGACTTCGACCAAGAGAAGGCTCGCGATGCTGTTTTCCGTTACCTCATACGCCTGCGCTGTAAGCACGATTTCTATTTCTTCGCCTATGCCTATGCCCGAATCAAGAATAAGGATGGTGGTGAGGATATACCTTTTCTTCTTCGCAATGCCCAGATCAAACTAGCCAAGGTCTTCGAACAGTTACGCCTTCACAGTCAGTACCACTATATCCGTGTCATTCTCTTGAAGTGCCGCCAATGGGGTGGTTCTACCCTTACCGACATCTATATGGCATGGTTACAGATCTTCTGGAAGACAAACTGGAATAGTAATATCGTTGGCCACCAGTCTTCATCTGCCACACAGGTATTCGATATGTACGAGAAGTTAATTAATGCCATTCCTACATGGCTCTTCTACGACATTGGTGTACCATTCAAGAACGACCCTCGCAAAATCAAGACATCTGGAACCATACAGAATATCAAGTATTTGATTCCACGAAATTGCAAGATACAGACTGGTTCTGCACGAAACCCAGAATCATGCCGCTCCGGTGATGCTGCCCTTGCTCATATCACAGAGGAAGCCTTCTTCCCTAACACCACAGAGTGGACTCCGGCTAAGGTGATCAAGGCTGCATCATCATCTATTCAGCCAGATCCTTTAACATTCATCGTCAGAGAGTCAACGCCTAACGGACGAGAAAACGAGTTCCACGATGCCTGGGTAGCCGCAAACTCAGTAGACAAAGACGGAAAACCTCTGTCAGCATTTACTCCTGTCTTCGTGGCATGGTTCGAAATTGAAAAATATATATTGCCATTTGCTTCCGAGGATGAACGTGCCGATTTCGCCATCTGGCTGTGGAAGAATCGCAATGACGAACAAGGTCATGGTAAGTACTATTGGTGGCTCTACGAATGTAAAGGCGCATCTTTCGAGGGCATCCATTGGTATATTGAGAAGTCCAAGGAGTATGAGACTCTTGACGATATGCGTCAGGAGTTCCCTTCTGATGATGTAGAAGCCTTCCTATTCTCAGGTACTACAGTCTTCGACCCATACAAGTTGAAGGAAATGGAAGAGGACTGCAAGGGTATCGAGCCTATCATGGTTGGTGACATTGAAGGTGACTCTTATGATGCTGCCGATGATGCTTGTATGAACAATATCCGCTTCATCGAGCGTTCAGGCGGACCATTGAAGGTGTGGGCTGGACCAGACAACTCTGAGATTGTCAGAAATCGGTATATCGTTGCCTGCGATATTGGTGGTTCTCATAAAACCTCCGACTTCTCAGATATTGTAGTCCTCGACCGCTATGATGAAATCTATGGTGGTGTTCCGGAAATCGTAGCTGAGTGGCATGGCCACTGCGATGCCGATCAGTTAGCCATGCGCTGCGCCCAGATTGCCCATTTCTATAATGATGCTTATCTGGTCATTGAGAACAATACCGCCTACTCGCGCATGAACAATACTGAGGGTAATCAGTCAGAGCTGTTCTTCCCTATCCTTCTGCCTCTATACAATAACCTCTATAGCGCATCACAGTCCAAACTGAAAAAGGTGAAGAATATCGAAATGAAATGGGGATTCAACACCAACAAGAATACAAAGGTGGCAGTAGTGAAGACCATGGCCCGCATCATCCGTGATTCTGGCTATATGGAGCGAGAACTTGCGGCAATAGACGAATGTACCTACTTCCTCTATTACAAGCAGAACGATTGCTATGGAGCCATAGCCGGAAAGCATGATGACCGTGTCATGGCGCGAGCCATTGCCCTCTACGTGGAAAAGGATATGCCAGCACCGGAAATTGTTCCGTTCCGTTCAAAGGCAGAGATAGAACGTGAACGCCTCCGCAACCGCCCACCAGTAGTAGCTGATTTGGCCGGAATAGGTGGTGGCAGCTAGCATCTATCTAACCAGCAGCATGATCCGTCCTCTGTATAGTCACCGTTCCAGGCGATTCTATCGCCTGTCCATATAAGTTAATAATTAAAAGTAAAAAGAAAAATGAAACAAAGTTATTCAAACCTGCTGCGTAAGATGCTCATAGCCATCTACCAGCCTATCGTCACTCGTATCGAACTCTTCCGTGCCACACGCATGTGGCAAAAAGGAGTCAAGGCAACCATTGCCAAGTATAAAGAATGTGGTGCGCCTCGCTTCTACATGCTCTACGACCAGTCGCATAAAGATATGGCGATCATGACCTACGATCCTAACAGAAAGAATATGCTCGCATATCGAAGATTAGTCCAGATGGGTAAGTGGAAGGCAACACGCTACTTCAAGAACGTAGAAGACATCAAGGCTGCCTCCTACTACTACACTCCTTCCAAGTGGGGAGCCATAGGCTGCGATGCTGACAACAAGGTTAGGGCCAAGAAGTTGAAACAATGGCAAGAATACTACATGTACCGAGTTTCTACCCCAATGTTTAAGTTACGCATATACAAGAAGAAACATGGTATTGACTAAACAAAAAGAAGAGGAGACCATCACGGCTTCCTCTTCACAATTAAATTACCTTAAAAACTAATAAACCTAAAAAATAAAATAATCTAATCTAAGAACTGAACAACATTTCGTTCAATATTATGAATTACCTAAGAACTTCTTTTCTACATAGCTGCCGAAGGAAGAGCTGCCAAATCATTTGCTCCATCACTGGAATCCTTCAGGTGCGTATCTGGTGCTGCAGTCTGCTGTCCTCCGTCAGAAGGCATCTGCCCATTGGCTGCTTGCTGTGCCTGAAGAGCTTCTAGTTTTTCCAGTTGCTCCTTGAAGTATTTCCTCATTCTTCCTGTACCAGGGAAGTTAGCTACCGTAAGCATCGTATATGGGTCCATCTTGCCGCTCACCATCATCTGCCAAGCCATATCGTTGTTGGCAGCTCTGATAAGTGGACTGTATGCATCCAAGTCGATAGAAACATCTAAATCCATATCCCTCATGGTCTCTGAATTGAAGTGAATTTCAAATTCATCACCTGTCAGTTTCACGCTGTCAGCATCGGTACAAAATTCCTGTATAAGGTAAAGTTTCTTCTTGGCCACACGTACCTTAAAGTTGTTGAAACTCTCAACAAAGTCCTGTATGGTGGTAGATGATGATTCTCTTTCCAACTGATATTGCTTACCGCTGGTATTCCGGTGCTGTCCTTGAAGAGCACCCTGCACACCACTTCCCTCGCTTGCCATCGTCTTGGCAAAGTTCACCATGAAGTCAACACCTGCCGGAATACTCTTGTTGACCAGTGTCTGCGGTGGTTTACCTCCATTCTGCGAGTTCCACAAGATAATACCATCTGTTTTGGTATAGTTCACCTGCATTTCATCGATGCTCTGTTTCTCGCTCAATGCGTTCTCGTCAACAAGCATCGTTCCCTTGGCACCATTCGCTACAATGAAGTTGATCATCATCATATAATGGTTCAAGGTGCGCTGGTTGTTTTCGGCTCGCATCGTAAAACTTCTTACCTCGCCATTCAAACATGGATAGGCAACGAAGGTGTATGGATGGATAGAGGTTCTGAATCCGTCCCTGAGCACATAGTATGGTGATTCCCTGGCATCCAGCAGATAGCCATTCGGTGTGATATATCTTCTGAACCAGTATGTTTCAGCCTCATCCTTAATTTCGATGGTCTTAAGTTCAGAAGGGTCTACATAGTAGATAGGCTCACCATTCTCATCGAGCACAGGTAGGCCATTCTCATCTTTCATGATGTTGGATTCCTCTATCTTGCGCTTCTTTTCCTCATAGAAGGCTCGCTGGTCAGGAGAAGCATAGCCGCAATCTCCACTCTCCCAGTCATGCACCCAGATGGCTGGTCTGGTTTCTTTTGTCCAGATTTCCAATACCCGGTACTTGCCTACTACTGAAGAATGGGTGAAATCATCTATTCCGGCATACTGGGCTTCACCAGTCGGGTGATAAGTCTGTTCGGGCGCAAAATGGTGCTGCGTCTGTAGATAGATCTCACTGAGTTTATTAGTCTCTTCCTTGCTTCCATTTGTAAAGGTAGCAATAATCTCTCGCCAAGTCAAATCATGAGCCTCAGCAATAAATTCCACATCGCTCAGGTCATACTTAAAGAAAGGTGGTAAAGCTAACTTAAAGATGTCTACAGAATAGTCAAAGATGCCATTCTTGCCATCCCTTCTGCCATAATAGGTTTTCATGCCCACAAAGGCGAAGACACAGAAGGAATAGAACATTCTCGCATCTAACTCTTGCCTGTCGTTCAAGTTGTCGTTCTGACGAAGATATTCATTGAAGAAACTGATATAGTCTTCCTCGTTTGGATCCACGGCACTACATGTAGCTGTACTGCGCTGCTGGCGCACAAGACCTACGAGCGAAAGAAGTTTGTCTCCGATTACATCGTATTCCAGTATTGGCATACCTTTCAGTTCCATATACTGCCGGATGGTAATCTTTCTTCCGTTCCATTCTATCAGCTCTTCCAACTGTCTTCCCATCACAAAATCTTGCGCTCGCTTCCACTTCTTTCTCAGTTCTGCACCATCATAGAAGTATTGGCAAGCCCATTGCAGCAACAGAAGATTGCTTTCGCTCTGCGTAAACCGCTCCCGGCTCACTCCTTCAAGTGAGTCGGGTCCAGGCTCTGCATAGTTCGATATGTCATTTATTACATGATTGTCAACCATAATTCTTAATTTTTCGCCAAAAATACCGCATTTTTCTCGCTTATTAGTGATAAGTTGCGCAACTTAACATTACTTTTCCATATTTTCTCCTTATTTTTGTTCCGCATTTCAATTTAAAACGTTTTAAATCATGGGTAAATCAATCAATGTACATGAAGCTTGCGTCATTTACTAAAGATGATAAAGGCAACTTGTCTCTGGTAGGAAAGGCAAAAGAAGCCCTTACCTCCTTAGATAAGCACAAGGTTGCTATCCACATCAAACTCTGCGATAGCAAAAAAGATGATGTAGAAAAGTTCCTTCAGGAAAATAATGTTCCTTTTACCTCTATCACCGCAAAGGGGGAATCCCCAGAAGGTAAAGATGAAAAGGGCGAGAAGAAGAATGATTCTACAGTTACCGTTGTTCCTAGATCCAAGTTCGTCACGCTCGATGGCGATTGGTCCTGGTGTTTGGATAGCATCGTCCAACGGCTCTGGGGCGAAAAAAAGAAGGAGAATCCGAAGAGTGAGCAGCAGCGCATGGATGACAGCATGGCTGATTACATACGCTGGGCATCACCAAAGAAAAAGGAACCAGAGAATGCATCTGGTACTTCTCTCGGATAACATCGCTCCAACATCTTCAATTTTCAAAATACGATCTTGATCTTTTTTAAAAAAATAAAATTTATTTGGAATTTAGAATTTTACGACTATCAAAAAGGGACTCGCTGTGAAGCAAGTCCCTTTTTCTGTTTGTAGAAATATAGAACATTTCCTAAAGTGAAGTAGCCCGAAGGCTACTCCATTCCGTTCAGCTTTTCAAGCAGCTCCTTTCTGGTATTCCGAATCTCTACCAGTTTGGCAGCATCGTTTGTACCATCCATTTGCTTCTTAGCTTTATTCATCTTCCTTCTTGCAGCAGAGATAGCCTTTCTAGCCGCAAACAGCCGTTTGTTGGTCTTGCTGTTCTTAAAGGCATTTGCCTTCGCCTTATCAACATCCTTCAAACGCTGATACTCCTGATAAGTCTCCATGGTTCCGTTCCAGACGTTCTGTATTCTCCAGTCCTCCGTCACGTCCTCTGCCTTAGCCTTCATCAGGTACTTGCTTTCAGCCTTCTCCATTTCCTTCAAGTCTTCATCACCGTTCAGATAACCCTGCACCATGTCCAGAGCCTCCTTCTGGGTGAAAGCCTTGTAATCACTCTGCGAGAGGAATTTCTTCATCTTCTGGCGCATCTTCTTCTTTTCCGTGATACTCTTGGCAGCATCAAAGCGTTTACTAGCCTCCTGCAGCGAAGTCACGCCATCTTGCATTTCTGCACTCTCCAATGCCTTCACGCTGCCGATGGCAGCCTTAATCTGAGCCTCAGCATCAATACCATTGCGCTGGCAGCTCTGATAGGTCATCACCACGCCCTCCATGTCACCGCTAAGGATAAAGTCCTTGAAGTAACTCTGAGCCTTCCATGGAGAGAACCCCTTAGAAGAAGGGAAGAAGAAATCAACGGCCTTGAACTCCTTGTTCTCCTGGCTCGGAATCAGGAAAGGTGCCCAGTACAAAGCATCCTTGTAAAGAAGTCCGATGGCCTTGCCATACTTGCGCTGAATCTCCTGATCCGCATGGCTGGCTTGGAAATCGCTCAGATAGTTTATATCATCCAAGGTCATTCTCACCATAGGGTTAGCCTTACCTATCATTCGCTGTACCATAGGTCCAGGGAACTCCAGTTCTCCCTTATGATTGAAAAGGTATTCCGGAACCTCACGGAACTGCTTGCCATGTCGGATATACATTTCCGTTCCGTCCGCATATCTGCCCATAAAGATCTTGCTCTGTTGACCAAGGCTATTTCCACGCATAAGATAGTCATACCACTTCATACCATCAGGATAAGCAAGTTCATACATGCTCTTATAGCTTGGGTTGGTCTTTCTGATCTCCTCAGCCTTTTTGCGTTCCTTCTCCTCGTCCAAGGCACGGAAGGCAGCATTGATGCCATTGGCAATACCCTCATAAAATACCATGAATCCGATACCATAACAGAGCAAAGCCGAAATCTGTCTGCTTCTTCTGCCTTCATCCTCCGGTATAAGTTCCTTATGTTTGAGCCTCTTGTAATACTGTTTGAAGTTTTCAAAGGTGGCCTCATTCCATATAGAACCATATCCGGTTAATGCCAGGAAGTGACGTGTGGTAGAAGCATTCCAGTCTGGTGAAAGAAGAACTCTTCCGGCATAACGCAAAGTTCGATGGCTGGCTCCCAATACATCCCAGTGCTGACCGCCAAACATATCGTTCACAAACTGTCCGTCCTCGTCCAAAGCCCGGCTCAGTTCCTCCTCAGTCCATCCCTTCTCCTTGGCACGCTCCTTGGTCTTGTCTGCCCTCATACGATAGGTAGCAAGTTTCAGTCCGTCATGAAGGAAATCCCACAAGGCTCTATCCATGCCCTTGTTGATGAGCGAAAGCATCTGCGTTGCCACCTTCAATGGCATAGTAGCCAAAGCCACCGTTCCGGAAATTTTATTTCCGTCCTTCAACTTCTTCTGCACCTTTATCATCGCATCGCGCATGTTGTCAAACATGTTCTGTACATCCGCTGCTGCATAGTCGTTGGTCGCTCCGAACTTCACCAGATGGCTAGCAGCCTCTTGAAAATCCTCAGGATTGGCAAAGCAAGGTAGTTCATGGTTTTTGGCTGTATCTACAAAGATATACTTCATAAAGTTGGCCATGGCCTTCTTAGGACCAAACTCCACCATATTCTGTACCATATAAACCTCCGTCAATGCGCCAGCATGGAAACCACTAAAACCCAACTCCAGTTTCTTGGCACTTGAAGCCAAAGTGTCAACGGTTTCCCAAAATGGTGAACTTTCATATTGTTCAAATACAACACCAAATCGTTTAGCAGCACTTTTCTGGCGATAAAGAAGGATTTTTTTACCTGTGATGATATTTGGTATAGTATAATCCTTTGCATTTCCTTTATAGACCCATACAGGACCCAAACCCGGAATCTCAAAGTACTTATATTGCTCCAGGTTAAAAGGAGGCGTAGAAGAAAGCAGTGGGTCAGAAGAAATGATTTCTCCGTCCTCATTCCGCTCTATCACGTTCAATCCGCTCAACTCCTGCAGCATGGTTTTGTTAACCCAAGCCTCGATATTGCTTCTGCTGTAGTAAGCCATCATCTTCGTGATGTCGGTAGTCTTAGGTACAAGTCCCACGCTGATACCCTCCATCAGGGTACTGATGGTTCTCGGCTTCTCGTTAGGGCTTTTTGTGCGCTGTCTGTTCTCCACATACATCGCATAAGCCTGCTTGTCACTCTTCTCCTTATCCCAGATATGGTTTACATAGTCGGCATTATATCCGGTGTCCTCTCTTAAGGTGTGATTATCCTTCAACCAGTCGTAGGTATAGTTATACCAGTATCTGATAGAATCAATGGAAGCCTTCATTTCAGGCGAGAGATTCTTGTAATCGATACCCTCAGGCACAATCTGCTGCTTCACCAGTGGCAATACATGCTCGCTCAGAATATCTGAACCATCAATAGGTACAAAACCTTCCTCACCCTGATGATTGGCATTGATGGTCTGTGCCATCTTGCTGGCCACCTCACTCACAGCCTGCGGATCATCATAAACCTCCACCTCCTTGCCATCTTTCAGTTCGGTATGCCTCTTTCCAGTCTGAGCAATCAAGTCTGCCACGAAAGGCTGGATAGCCTCTACATCAGTTGGCTGGATATGGATATGTCCCTTGTCAAAAGCACCAGTGGCATTCAAATCATTCGCCAGGTCACGCAAACGTCTAGGAGCCTCTATTATATAAGGTATAGCCTCAGCCAGCTTTTCTGCCCGGTTCGGCTTGCCCTTGTAGTCAGAAAGCAACTTGTCGAAAGCACCGCTATCTGCCATCTTCTCGATTCTGTTCTTCACATCATTGATATAGATGGCATCGTCTGCACTGGCCTCCTCCATATTCTTTCTACGATGGATAACCGCATGCTTCACGGTCTTTGCTGCACCTTCCTTGCTCACGTCCGTACTGGTCACCTCGGCCAAGTCCTGCATCACCTGCTGCTCCAGTGCATCAGCCTTCGGATTGGTCTCTGTCGGATAAATCTTACCCTCATACAAGTCCAAATCTGCTTGCTGCTGCTCCAGAAGCTCATGTCTGGCCAACCAGTCCTCATACTTGCGTTTCACCTCCTCCTGCTTCTTCTTTTCGAAGGCAAACATATCAGGCATAGGGTCTTCCTGGTCCTTCATGGCATCCTTCCATTTCTCATATTCGTGAATACGAGTCATGTAGGCGCCATCCTCTTCGCCCTCCATACGGATAGGCATCCCCATAGGCTCCTCGCTTGCAAGATGGTGTCGCTCACGCCAGTCCTTATTGAGCTGTGCCCATTCCTTCTTGCCTTCCTCATCCTTGTCGATGTCGTAGAACATAGGAGGCTCTGGGTCATTCTCATCCTCACGTGCATTCTTCCACTTGCGCCACTCCTGTACACGTTTCATGTATTGAATTGTGCTTTCGCCCTTCTTCTGGCGTGGTTTACCCTTACCAGCGCCATCAGATAGCGCATCCTTGATTTCAGCATTGCTAGCCTGCTTCATCATGGCTTCCTGCTTCTCCTTAGGCATATTGTCCCATACATGTAGAGCCTTTCCAGCCTTCATCAGGTAGTATCTCAAATCCTTGTCATTGAGAAGTCCCGGCACACGAACACCCAGCTTCTTAAGCACCTTGATAAGATAATGCTTAATCTTGGTCCAAAGAGAAAAGTCCTCAGCAGTCTTAGGACCCTCCTCAGCCAGTCGGGCGATATACTCCTGCGTTCCCACATTCATGCGGTCAGGGTTCTTCCAGTCCGGATCATATTTATTGGCAAAGTCTATAATCTTGCCTCGAACATCCTTACCTACGGAACGATAAACGAAGTTGGCGAACTTTCTCACGCTGTCTTCGCCACCCAGCAGCACTTCCATACCCTCATGGCCTATCTTCTCATGCAGCACCGTTCTCTCCGCCTCGTTGGCATCAGCACAGTTAGGCAGATAAACATGCACAGTGTGCGTTGTAGGGTCATACCATCCCCTAGCGCCCTGCTCTATAGCAATGCGATACTCTTCTGGCACATCAGCGCTTGAAGCATAGGTCACAGCCTCAGCACCGCCCAATACGTTTGCCACTCTCTGTACCCTTGCTGCTGAATCCATCATTTCTTGTGATTCAAAAGTACGGATAGAAGGTTTTGACAAGCGGAGTGGATTTTTATGATTAGGGATATAAGTATGCTGAATCATAGTGTCAAAGAAGTGCAAATCTCCGTTCTCATCCTTGATTACATTTCTAGGCTCAGCATCCCATAAATCAAACTTGCCATTTGACCAGCCTATATCAGATTCATCTGCACTAATCTGAATCATATCCAACTTAAAGCCATGATCCATCAAGTACTGACTGATTTCTTCTCTTGTTGGTTGAGTACCCTTCAAATAAGGCTGCTCCATCACTATACATGGGTCTCCTTTATGATTATAGGCAAACCCCAAAGGCGTATATTTATCCTCTGGCATGAACTCATTATGAGCATTGATGCGGTCAATAAACTCATTGATGCGGAAAAGATTGTCCGTCATGGTGAAATCATTGAGTTTGATAACCTTCTGATTATCATATTTTGCATGATAAACATAGTTCTCTTCTCCATGGCCAATAGTTTCACCGACTATTTTTTTGAGTTCTTCTTGAGGGATGAAAGATGCATTTGCCTTAGCTGCTCGAATGACATGCCCAAGTACGGATCCTCTATCCCAAGTGCCTTGTTGATTCTTAGCTGCTGCTGTTTGATCTCTTCGAAAGACAGCGGCTGCTGCTCCCAACGTTTCATTAACTCTTGCTTGCGCCTGTGCTCGGCTTCCAATTCTTCTGGTGATAACATTTTTATTTGGATTTTTGTTCATACTATCACCATTTTCATCAGCAACATCTGTGCCATTCTTCTCACCAAGAGAGAATTTCAAAATTCCCCACTCCTTATAAGCGTCCTTGGTCATTTTCACGTCAACGAACTGAGCCTGCGGAAACTCCTTCTTCAACTCCTCCATCTGAGCCATAAACTTCTCCTTAGTCTCAGGAGCCTGCAGTCCCGACTCAACGGTAGTAATAGGCACACCCAGTTTAACCAACTCCCTCACCTGGTTAGGAGTAACCACGTTCCAAGGAATAGCCAGTCCAGTACCCTCCAGCTGCTCAGCAATACTCTCAGCCACCTCAGAATCAGGAACTACTCTCACCGCCTTTCTCCAACGAGACAACATCACCGACCTCTGTCTGTCCTTCGGCAACAAACCATTTACGGAACCCGAATGCCAAGGCACAAGTCCCACGGCATCCTTTGCACCCTCAGCACGGTAGCCGCTTGTCTTCTCGCTTTCCGGAATCTCCCATTCCACAACCTTGATATTACCTCTGGCATAAGCCCCGGTAAACTGGTCGTTCATCATCGAAGTGGAAGTATGCATATAAGGATTGTAGGCAGCACGCACTGGCCCTTCTCCTGCCCCAGGGTTCTTGTCGGTCTTCACAAGTTGGAACTTTCCACCCTTCACAAGATCAGGTCTCTCATCAGCCCCCATCCAGGCACCAATCTCGGTAGCATCAGTACGCTTTCCGTCAATAATGGCAGCCATAGGCGAGTAGAGCTTACCATCCACCTCCTGCATTCCGCTATACATCCGGAAAGTCTTCTCCTTATTCAGCCTCTCCAGTTCCTCCGGCTCAGTCACTCGATGGAATCGAATATCGCTCTTGCGAGAATTGAAGCGCTTAGAAGGAGGAATAACATCACCCTTATCATCATAGGTAACAAGGTCGTTCAACTTTCTGTTGTTCTTGGCATTCTTGTATTTATACTCCTTGTCATCATCAAAGCCAAACTCGTTTGCGTCATTACCATCCCACCACAGTTGAGTAGCAGGCACTTCATCCTCGATGATACGATATTTACCCTCCAATCGATTATTTCCATGAATATCGGCATATTTCTTAGAAGGAGTAACCCAGTCACCATTACGCAACTTTCCTTCTTTCACAGAAGTTGGAACAGCACGATAAACCTTTACCTTAACATCCTTCTCGCCATTCTTAATGGCATCAATAGCCGTATTGATGGCTTTCACAGATTCCAATCCATGAGGAGTGTTCTGAGAATAACGCTCCGGATGAGAGAAGTAATCATCCGGCTGAGGAGTATAGCCCAAAGCCATATCCTCCAGGTTCACATCCGAGCCACTGGATTCCCAATCATCACGTCTCGCCTTGTCGCTTTCATATCCAGGGTTTCCCGGTGCTTTCCATGCGCCTACACCCTGATATGAACTTTCTGTATCATCATAGCCCTTGCGTCTGGCAGCCTCATCAAGCATTTCCCTGGCAGTATCATCATCACCTTTGGCGAGAGCATCCATATACTGCTTGTCAAGTTGATCATCAGGAATCAGAGAAAGTTCCTCCAGGTGCTTTTGGCGCTTGGCTTCCTCTTCCTCTGCTCTCTTTCTAGCGGCTTCCATGGCGTTACGCTGCGCTTCCACCTGCTTCACGCGCTCCTCTATCATGGCATCAACGTCACCAAAGTTCTCCTTCAAGGCTTCATTTACAGGCTTGGTGTACTTAAGAAGTTCCTTTAAAGAGGAAATCTTATCTTCATTTGCCTGCAACAGATGGCGTTTGATATTGGCTCTGGCACGTGCAGCCTCAGCAGTAGAACCCTTCTTAATAGCATTGGCATACATCGCCACATCAGCCTCATCAACCCCAAACTGCTGAGATACAGCCTTTATTTTATCCTCCACAGATAAATTTCCACCATTTCCCTTGGCGGTTTCAGAATTATTGTTTCTAGGCGAAACGTGTACTTCGTTGGCTCCTGCCAAGTCCAAATATTCACCTGTGTCAATTAGGTTAAATACACTGCGAGCTATATCCTTCAAACCATCAGCGTTCGGATTCTCATATACATATTCTGCTACATTAGAATACTTATTAGCCTTGAACTTAGTTTTAGGTGAAGAGTCAACGCGAACCACTATAGAGTAGCCTTTATCTGCCCTACCACCTTTCTTGATAATGCTGAGTGCATTTCCACTATGATCAGAAAGGCGGACGGTAGTCTTTCCACCATCATCAGTCTGATATTTGAAGTACTCAGAAACTTGTGTATCTTTTCCATGCGGAGTCATACCCATACCTTCAAACAACTTTTTTGTGAAGTTGCCAGCAGTAATATCAGCATTTTTTCCCATTGAAGTGATAAAGTTTGCTAAATTTCCTAGATAAAAAGTCTTAGTTGGGAATTTTTTATCTATCTTTGCAGATGAAGGAGCAACGCTTTGCACGCCATCAAGATTATCCTTAGATGGGAGGTACCCATTATCATGGGATTCGGCTAAGTTTCCGTTTTCGGATTTGAGAGATTGCTCCTTCTCTTGACGATTCAACTCTGCAATTCGTTTATCGATTCGCTCTGTTGCATCGTTTTTTTCTTTATTCGACAACTTAACCCCTTCTTTCTTCTCGTTCATCACAGTACGTGGATCCACTCCATTCGCCAAGTCTCTCAACACAAGATTGCGAATATCCTCCAAGGTCATTTTCTTAATGTCCTCAGGCTTCCACTTCGTAAATGTATCAAGAGTCCAATACCAGAACTTCTTCAGCCACTCCTTCAACTTATTGATAACACTCAGTTCCTTGGCTGTATCAAGCGGATTCTCCTTGATAGCATCCTTAGCCATCTGTTCCAGGATGGCAGCTCCGTCCTCACCAGTCAAACGAGCAAAAGCCTCATCGCAAATCTGCTCATCTGTCAGATGATTATAGTTAGGATCCTGCTTCAAATCGGCAAATAGCTGGGTCTGCATGATGAGTTTATCACCATGCGCTATAAGTTCCGGATTCATGTTTTTGGCAGCAGTACGCCAAAGATGTTGATACTCATGAATAGGAGTATTAGGATTCAGATGCTCCTGGTTCAGCACAATCTCCTTGCCATCAGTATAGCCATAAACCACACCCTTACCCTGCGCAAACTTGGTATGATCAACTATCTGTGCGTTGTTCTCATCAAAGATAACATAGTTCATCTTGCCATCCTTGTTACCGCCTGCATTGCGCTGAGCGATAACCTTCACACCAACAAAGCCAGCCTTGGAGAGAGCCATTGATGTTTTCTTGGAAGCATATTTACTATCTATAGCATAATATGCGTCTTTGCCAGTCAATGGGTTATTCTCTTTCTTGCGATTCTCCAACATTCCATCAGCCCACTCCTCATAATAAGCCCTATCAGACTCAGGTACAACAGAGAGTAAAGCCTTTTTCCACATACCAATCTGCTTGGCATTCAAAGGATCATCCCATCCGATGTAGTTGTCACCAGTATCATCAGGAATATCAACAGAGTAAAGGTTGCGAGATATGTCAATCTTTGCAATCTTAAACTTATTGGCATCCAATTTTTGCAACTGCTCAATATCACTTTTATTAACTTCTATTGCAATATTATTAAACCAAGAAGTTTGAGGATTCTCTTTTACCTCCATTTCAGCCTTTTTTAAGTCTTGCTTAGCTCTATACAAATCATAATTTATCGCATTTTGTGCAGTCATTCCATCTTTTTCCATAAGATTGAATATGCGTTGATATAAAGAATTGTTTTCATAGGATGAAATCAATTTACCATCATACAAGTATTCTACTTCTTTATTTTGATGTCTTCTATTATTCTGCTTAGCATAAGCCTTGGCGATACCTTCCACCTCGCTCACATAGGTTCCCCAGCCATAAGCCTGAGCACCTTCGCCACTGCCCATGAAGGAATGATCGAACTTGTCAAAGCTAGCCTGTGAACCATGATAGGTACGCAAGAATCTTACTCCCGGCTCAGCAATAGCCTTCAACTGTCTATCCAAATCCTTATATTTAGCAAACAAGGAATCAAGTTTATCTTGATATTTTTCAAAGGATTTATTCCTACAATCATTCCAAACATCATCAGGAATATCGTTTTCAGAATCCAGTCCATGCTCATCCATGTACTCCTTCATCAACTGAATTTGATAATTATTACGTTCCTGCCCAGTTGAGTTATAAGCATCCTCAGTCTCCTTAATCTGCTTTTTCAACTCATTCTTCTTACGAGTCTGTTCATCTATCTTATATGGATCAAACTCCGAAGGGAATGAGCCAGTAAGCCCAGCCACATTGTCCTCAAAACTCTTATCAAGATTGAAAACCTTGTAGTTACCCCACATAAGTTTATTATAGTAAGAACGCTCCTTTCTAGCCAGTTCCTGCTTCTCAAAGTATTCCGGCATCTTGGTAGGATTGCTCATATCCACCACGGCATACTGCTTCCACTTATCCGGGCGCAACTCCTTGGCAAAGTTATAAGCATTCTCGGCAGCCTTCTTCTCCTCTGGAGTCTTAATCTTAAATCTCATTTCAGGCTGATTCAGCAGCATGGCAAGATTCAGATTATCCTGCGCCTCAGCCACCTTCTCCATATCCTCATTGCTAACCACCTTCACCGGAATGCCAGCCTTCTTAAGCATAGTAGATACGGCATCATAAGCCACCTTCTGTGCCTCCGTCAGATTCTCCGGCTTCACTTCTTTCACATCGCGGTGAAAAGGAAGATCATCCATACTCATCGGTGCATCAAAAGGAAGAGCTTCATTTGCTTGCTTAGCCTTTTTCGCCTCCTCATGCTGAATCATGGCATACTCACGGAAAGGCTTAGTCTTGCGATCAGAAGACTCCAGCCACTTATCAAAGGTTGCCTTAGACACAGAAGTAACCTTACCAAGTCCCTTCCAGCCCTTAGAGTAGTTACTGAGATAAGCCTTAGTAGCAGCCGCCTCATCAGGATAGCCATACATCACCTTATGCTCATCAAACTCTCCAGTCTCTGGGTTCACCTGATCAACAACATAAACGTTACCATCAAAAGTATCAAGGTCTGCAGCGTCATTGATGAACATATCAATATGGTCACCATCCACGCCTATCTTGCCCAGAATATAGCCGTAAGTATCGTGCATGGTCACGCTCCAAGGCTTGCCCTGCTCATCCTTACCGCTGCGAGTCACGCCCTTTGGAGTCTCAACAGTAAAGTCATATCCCCCAAAAGTCAAATGCCCCTTCTTATAGTTTCCTGCCTTCTTCTGCGCCTCTGTAGGATTGGTTTCAGTCTCAGAGATTGCAGTTTCCAGTCTGTCCGCAAATGGAGCAGTCTCATCATTGATCTCATAAGAGGTCGCTTCCTCCATCATTTCTTCCTCCTGATGCTCTAAGGTTCGCAACTGCTGCTCTGCCACAGCCACCTTATTATTTAAGGTGTAGTTTTTGAGGTCTGAGTAATTTTCAACACTACCAATAAGATTAAGGAATGCGTCTCTTATGTCCTGATCGGAATATCCCATTTGCTTTAGTTGCTCTGGCATGTTATCATAGAGAATGTGTACAAACTCTGGAACCGTCTTACCTTCACCTTCTTTGGCGAGTATCTGCAATTTATTGAAGTCCTTTCGTCCCAAACCAGTTTCTTGCTTGATTCCGTTAGAAAGAACACCAGCCTTGTCTTTACCCTCATAGTTCAAAGAGAAACGGCCGATATTGCTAGCTACATACTCTTCAATAGTGTTTGGCTCTGTGTCGGTAAAGTCAGTAGCACCTCTCACCTCTTCGTAGATGGCATTGAGAAGGCTGAGATTACCTGTCTTGATGGCATTCTCTACCTTGACGGCACGCTGCTCTGCAGGTGTCATATCCTCCATTGCCTTGGCTCTGGCTTCCATATTTTCCTTACGATAAAGCGTTTTAAGTTTATCGGCCTGTACCTTTAAATCCTTAGCCGATTCGGTCAAGTTCAGCTGGCGTGCCTGCAACTGGGCCTTGGTTGTGTTCAATTCTTTGAGTTGCTCTGGCTCCAGGTCTATCTCTCCATTCACATAGCGACCAAGCACCTCATCAACACCATCAATCTCTCGCTGTACCTCGTCAGACTGGATGCGGTAGATTTTCTTACGCTCCGAGGTAATATAACTGCTAGCCTCATCCATTGTAGGATATTGCTTCTTTAATTCCTCATCACTAAGCACAGCAACCTCGCGTCCCTCGATAGGAGTAACTTCATCTTCATTCACACCGGCATCAGCTATCTTCTTGGAACGATCAGCCTTGATAGCATCAGCCTCCTCAGGAGTCATCACGGCTGAACGGATTTTATTCCAGTTGTTGAAACGAGCTTGTAAGTCAACTATCTGTCCCTGCATCTGCTTATTGGCCAAAGATCTTGTTTCTGCATTTTCAGGGTCAAGGTCGGCATTAACAGATAACCACTCCTCATTATTAGCGATATGCTCTCGTAACTGATTGATACGTTTCTGAAGGGCTTGTTTCTCGGCTACAATATTAGCGAAAAGTGCCTTGCGGTCTTCCCCGGCTGTTTCCTGAAGGTATTCTGCTGCCACCTTAGGGTCGGTCTGAGTATCTGAATAGTCCGGCTTACCAACTGCATAACCAAAGATACCCTTCCTGTAACGCTCTTGCTTATCTGCCTCAGCCTTTTTAATTTGAGCCTGCTCACGTTCATCGTCCTCGCGATCCAAATGTTCATTGATTGTGTTGTCGAGCGCATTCTTGCGCCATGCTGCAAACTCCTCTTTAGATAGGGGAAGATAATCTTTGCCATCAGTAAGTACAATCTTTCCGTCCTCGCTATATCCGGCAAAGGTCATGTTGATATTAGCATCACCCTCCTCCATGGCAACTGTAACCTGGTCATTCGGTTTCAAACCGCTGCCATCAAACTGGCTGATAAACTGCTTATTTCTTGCATCTTTCTGCTGAGCCACAGCTTTCTCGATGTATTGATCAAGAGGAACAGGAGTGCCCTTCTCTATAATACTTGCTTTAGATACCTGCTTAATCATAGGCTGTCCCTGCTCATCAGGAACAACAACAAAGGCTCCACCATATTCGTTGTCTTTTTTCAGGAACACCTGTTTTCCACTATCCAAAGTAGCAGGAACTATGTTTCCGTCTTCCGTCTGGTATGGCCAGAGCTGTTCCTTCAAAGCCTCACCATAGCCATCATCGGCATGCTGTAGAGCATCAATAGCCCCCTTCTTGGCATCCATTGCCTCTACATACTTACTGATAGCCTCTTTCTGTGCTGGAGTCAAACTACTTGCACGCTGAGCCACAAACTGTTCCATATCTCTACCTTCATTATAGGCATTGGCTACAATATCAGGCATCTTCTCGTTATCAGCAAACGCTCGCTTCAAACGTCCTGTAGCTAAATCACTATTATAATCGATAGCCTGCAAAGCCTCAGAATCCCCATTCTTATAGGCATTCTGTCCCATAACAAAAGCATCAGAGCCTGCAACCTTTGTCTCAGGACTTGCACCCTCAGCAGAAGAGTTTGAAACGTTTGCAGGGTTTGCAGCAACTTCTGCATCACTCGGAGTTGGTACGGATTTGGTACGGTCTTGGTACGAAGCAGGTCCCTCTGAAACTGGAGGCTCCTGGCCACCAGCAGAACCCTCAACAGGAGATACCGGGTTTTCGCCTTCAATCCTCTTCTGCTCATTTCCATGGGCAGTATTATAGAGATCATCCATCGTCTGCTTCATTTCACGTTTCAGTTCGATGGAATTGTAAAGTTCCTTAAGGTAAGACTCAACCAAAGGTGCATATTTCTTATCTTTCGACTCCAAAGCCTTACGAAGTGTACCGCGCGCCACGCCATGGGAATCCTCAAACGTGTTGACAAATTCCCTCATCACAGAACTGTTCTCCAAAGCACTGTCATAATAATGACGATAGGCATTAATCTGCTTCTGCTCCTCATCAGTAAGGATAATACCCTTCTGCTGCTTATCCATGATTTCCTTGATGGCACCAGCATTCTGATGAAGATAAACCGCTGCCTTATCCTCATCTGTCAATTTCTCACCCATATTATATTTCTGGGCTGCCTTGTTGTATAAGCCTTCAAGATGCTCCTGCGTAAATTCATTGTGGAACTCACCTTCCAGCACAGAAGCCAAACCAAGAGTCTTCTCATACTCCAGTTTCTTCTCATCATTACGTGCAGCATCATGAGAAGAATACTCCTTGCGGTCGATTACGCCTCCATCCTTATTATAGGTTTCCAAATAGTACTTACCATCGTCACCTCTATATACCTCGCTATCAATAACAGGCGAGAAAGAAGAAGGTCGTTTGCCTTCTACAACTGCCATCATCTTAGCCTTCAACACCTCCGGCACGCTCTTGTCGTTCATCAGGTCCATATACTTCTGGGTAAGTTGTCCATCAAGTCGCTGGGCATTTTCGCCAACCACGGTATACTCCCCGATGCCCACCTTCTCGAAGGCATCACGAAGACCATCATAGCCGAATCGTTTCAACTCGGCAATATCCTGATCTGTGAAGTCAAACTTCTTATTAAACTCCCTCGCATCCTTGAATCGGGCATACTTGCCCACAAAACCAGGGAAACCAATAGACAAAAGATTAGCACCACTCTCCAAGAAAGTTTCAGCCGCATCCTTGCCTGTAGGCTTAAAGTTAGGGTCATGCGCCATGCGCTCCAGTATCTGCTGCCCGGTCATGATACCGGAATCCACTACCTTTCCACCAACATCAGCAAGAATATTGGTAGCCAAGCCTCTGCCCTTACCTACCATGTTAGCGATGGTTCCACCCTGCATGATAGCACCTACGGCTGTCTGTTTAGCCACCTCGCCCAAAGTATTAGCGATAACCTTACCCACAGAAGGATTGTAAATCTTGCCATTCTCGTCAAACTGACCAGTGCGATAAACCTCATCAATAGGCTTTGAAATAGCCGACTGACCACCAAAGGTAACAGCACCATGCACAGCTCCACTCTTCAAAGCCTCGGCCTTACTCTTACCAATAAGTACCTTGGCAGCTCGCTCAGCCATCTTGCGCTCCATACCCTTAGCCATGAGATCACCAGCCAGTTTACCCTCTGCCTTGGCTACCATGCTCTTAGTCAACTTGCCACCAGCAGCTCCCGGCAGCCAATAACTCCAGGCATCGCCTGCAAAGGTCAGAGCACCGCTAGCCACGTTCTCCCAGAAGCCCGGCTGATACTGCTGATTGGCAATATCCTCCAGCCAGTTCTGATAGTCCGTCTGAACAGCCTTGCGAATAATCTTACCCACAATAGTGTTACCCAAACCAGTCTTCATGATGTACTCAGCACTACCCTTAGGCATCATACCCTTAATCTCCAGCTGGTCCAACTCATTCTTAATGGCAGCATTGATCATTGGCTTGAACTGCTTAGGATTACCACTAAGAGTGCCATTCAAGCCATACCGTTGCATCACCTTAAATGCGGCATTGCTCATGTCATTCAGGAACTTCGGATTCCGGTAGAGTTTGCCAAACTTCTGCTGCAAACCAGAAAGCACCTTTGCAGGATCCTTGGCCTCGTTTGCCTCATACTGAGCACCAAGTGCTGTACCCAGTCGGAGATTAGCCGGAATAAACTGGCTTCCTTCCATTCCCTCCGTAAATGCCTTACTACCTTCCGCCTTAGCCTTGTTGTACTCATCCACTACAGATGGACTCACATATTTATTAATAACGTTAGAAAGCGCATCATTGATGTCCTGGTTCATCAGTCTGTCCTGTACATGCTCATCGTGAGCATAGAGACGAGTAGCGATGCCCTCAGCTATGTTACGGTAGTTCGGACCATATTTGTTCACCAGACTCTGCACCATAGCTGGCTTCAGGAAATGAGCCACATAGTCATCATAACTGATACCCATGCTGTCTGCCTCCTGCTTCAACTTATCCTGCACACCATGGCTATACCATTGCGCATCGATACTCTGCTCAGCATCCTGCACCGTATCATCAGGCAAAGAAGATACTACCTGGTTGGTAACGTCCATGGCAGAACGGTTGGCATATCTGTGCAAAGCAGGCATCACCATATTCACTGCCTCCTCATTGCTATTGGCAGTACCATCAGCCAACAAGTCGGCAACCATATTCGCAAAGTAATCGCCCTCCTTATCCGGTCTCTGCTTCCAGTTCTCAATATAGTTGGCAAGTTTGGCATCCATCAACCCCTCATTATTCACCACACCAGTTGGTGTTGTAACAGGAGACGCATTAGCTGATGATGAAGAAGAAGCTTCTTCCTTCACAGGCATTTCCTCACCTTTTACAACAGGCTGAGGAATCTCTGGTGATGGCTGATATGTTCCGTTGCTCGTCTGAACACCAGTAGGAATCATACCCAAGGCTTTTGCTATAAGACCAGGCTCCTTGTCTGTTGTTTCCTGCTTCTCGTCCTCAGGCAAAGTTCCAGTCATCCATTTAGTAAACCATGATCTGTTATCTTCCTTTGGCTTTTCTGCTACAGGCTTCGCTGCTGGTTGCGCAACCTTTGGCTTATTCTCTACAGAAGCACTTTGCCCACTACTCTGAGGAGTTGAAGGCTTTTGAGCAACAGGTGATTTACCAGAAAGATATGTTTCTAAAGATTTTTGGTCTTTAAAATTATCATATCCTGCTTCACTTAATGCATTATAAAGTGTAGCTACATTTTTGCTGTCAGAAACATAGTCTCTAAACTCCTGCTCTGTACCAACATCATCATAACCATCATCAATTAACGCTTGATGTAATTTCTTTATATTATCGTCCATATTATAATTTTAAATGTTTACCTTTATTTGTTTTGCCATTATTTGATTTTCTACCAATGCCAATACCGAGGCTCTTAGGTACAAGACCTCGTTCTTCAACATCATCAACAAACATTCTTTGAAGACCTGCATTCCACTGCTTGCCAGTATCTCCATTTTTACCAATGCCATACTTTTCTTCATAAATAGAAGCAAGATTATTGCCTCCCTTCTTTTTCATGTAATTAAAGTATTTGATGAACCTTTTACCATATTCTGCTTGAGAATATTTTGGCGTTGTTCTAATCGTCTTATTAGTTGCAGCATTGTTCCTTGCTGTTGTCGAATTATTCACGGCAACATGAGAACGACTATCTGCAGCCTTTGCAGCTGCTGCATCAGCTTGATTGTCAAGTAATTTTCCCTTCTTGCCTCTCAAAAAATCCTCTGTCTCCTCCTTTGATTCATTAAAGTCTGCAGCTGTAGAATATCGTCTTGCAGATTGAATCACTTCCTCAACCTTTACAGGAGTGAGAGCATCCGTTTGATTCTTCTGTGATGCACGATATTCAGCTAGTTTCTCATTTGCCTTTGCAGCAGCCTCTGCCTGCATCTGTGCCTGCTTGTCTTGACGGTCCTTCCAGATATTCACCATCATCTGGTCATATCCCTTGGCACGGAGGGAATCAGTACTCTCCCTAATCTTACGCTGGCGGTCAGTAAGTTCCTGAGCTGATTCTATCTTCTGCGATGGAGCACCTTGAACTGTACCGATGAAATTGCCAAGATGTATCAGGAAATTGCCCCATTGCTCCATCTTGGCCTTCCTCTCCGCTTTCTTCTTCAAGGCTTCATTGTCAGCTACGGTTTTATCTCCATCACCCAGAGTTTTGAGCCATGGCATGAAGGAAGACCAGTTTCCATCACCATTCTTCTGGTAATCCCTCATAATGTCATAAGGCTTCATCTTCTGCAAGATAGGATTCTGTTCTATCTCGGCATAAGGTCTGCTCCAGTCTATCTTGATACCTTGGTTAGGCTCCACCTTGGTAACTTCCTCGGTTGGCTTCTGGGCAAAAGATTCCTTGCCACCATTCCCAGTAATACCGGTCGTATCTATGGCTGTACCCTTTCCCGGTTCTGTATCAGTTGTCTGAACTGGTACTGCAACCTCCGGCTGCCCCACATTATCAGAAGGGAAATCTGTAATAGGAGTTGCTGCTGTTGCCGGACGTTTAGGAGTTAAATCATCCAATATAAATCCCATAATTACCTCCTTCCTTAAATTGGCAATTTATTTGCAGCTCCAGCCAAGCCACCAGCTGCATCCGTGATACCCTTAGCAGTACTAAGAGCCTTTTCCTTCTTGGCAGTGGCGATGTAGTTAGTCATCTGGTCTATCTGCGAATCAGCAGTATTCCACACATTTTCTTTGGTCTGAGCACCTTGCACGGCCGCCTGCTGCATGATATTACCCACCTGCTCCTGGGCAGCCTGCTTACTCAGCGCAACCGCTTCATCAGATCCACCACTAATAATATTGGTGTTCTTTGCGGTTGCTGTAGCATTATCCAATACCTTCTGGGCATTGGTCACGGCTACCTGATTCTCCGCTGACTGAGTAGGATCCTGATAATACAAGTTGTCACGATGATCCTTCACCTGTTGCATACGGTCTTGAAACATGTTGATATAATCATTATATCCCTTGTTTCTTGCTTTAGCTGCTAGAGCACCACCTACAGCAGAGGTCAGTCCACCAGCAATACTTCCAATTAATCCCATAAAATTCGAATTTTAATGTTTAATGTTCAAAAGTAATGCGTTTTTCTTACCTATCTGTGATAAGTTCCGCAACTTGAACACCAAGTTTCGTAATTTCTTACTATATTTGCACCCGAAAACTATCAGTAAGCATTAAAAATCAATAGAATATGGCAGTAAAACAAGACAATAATAATGAGCCGAAGCCAAAGAGGAAGAAGACTGGCGGACGTAAGGCTGGCACACCTAATAAGGTTACCAAAAGTGTACGTGAAAGCCTCCGTGATGCCCTTACTGGCTACATCAATGGTATCAATGAGAAGAACTATTCACTTTTCACGGATCTCATGCAGATTGACGAGCCTGCCGGACGTCTTTCGATGGTGGCAAAGTTCCTTCCATACGTGGCTCCCAAACTCCAGTCTGTATCGTTCAATAATGATGAATCCAGAAACTTATCTGTGGAGGAATCTTTCATGCAGTTGGAAGAGAAATTTGAGAAACAAGAAACCACTATCAACATCAAAAATCTCAAAATTGTTAATAATAGCTAATTATAAAAAATGGGTAGCCCTCTCTAAATTTTCTTCAACTTTAGAGAAGTCTACCCTTGACTTGGTTATCGAGCAAAAACGCTCTATTTTAACTTATATTGGGTCAATTTTAATCTGTATTAACACAAAATAGCTATTTTATGTCCCAGACTCGTTCAAAGTACTTCGTCTGGTTCTTGGTGATATTCTTCACCTTAATCTGTATCGTGCAGTTCTTAGGAACAGTATCATGTATGCTGGCCATGAGCTGCTCTATTATCTCATCTGTATTCTTGTAGCCCTTGCCATCCACATGAGCCACAACCTCACCCATGAAGTAGGCATCAGCAGACAACTCAAAGTTTTCCTCTACCTTATCGAATACAGGCAGATGATGTTCCTGCATTCGCCTGCTTGGATCATTGGTAAAGAAGACCTTCTCCACCACCTTCTCATTTAGTTCCCAAGCCCTAGAGAAATCTGGCTTCACATATCCGCTTGTTATCCTATGAGCTGTTGCATGATTCATAGCAAAGCCAATCTCTGCATAGTTGGCACCAATATCATTCTGGGCTACTGTGGCCCAAGTGTGCCGGAATGTATAAGGAGTATAAAAATTATCATCAGGCATACCCAAATAGTTCTTACAGATAGCTTTAATAAAATGTATCAAATTCGTATCCATAGAACGATTAGTGGAATACATTTTATGAAAAATAAATAGATAAGGGTCACTTTCCTCAGAAAAATATTTCTCCAAGGTTGGTAAAAGCATATCCGGCACTCTCATTTCTATATACGCTTTATCATAACGACGCGTACTTGTTTTCTTTCTCTCATAGTGCAAGATTCCATCATAATAGTCCACCTTTTTCATTTTCATGAGGTCAGCTACATTGATGCCAGCCAAGCACAATATCATCTTGCAAACATCCAGAGCCAACTGCTGCCGTGGATACTCAGGAGTAACGGCAAAAAACTTTCTACACTCCTCCAGTGTGATGGCACGCTTGTGTGGACCTGCTTTTTTCTCTATCTTTATCTTATTCCAAGGATTGAATTTTATTGGCATAAGACCTGCCTCCTCATCATTAAATTTCTTGATACCTTCCAAATAAATACGCTTAACCAAAGAAGGATAATAATTTCTGCTACTAGGCTTATTCTCCATGGTTTTCATCCATGCTGTCAGAAGACGTACAGTTAAGTGCGAAAACATTACCTTATCAGTACCAGCAAAGTTTTCCAAATGTTTCAAAGCACTTTCATAAATTTGGCGTGATGAAGGCTGCAAAGAAAGTGATTGAAGATAAGAACGAGCAAATTCAGAAAAACAAATATCCTGTGCAGAAGTCAAAAGGTAATCTCTAACCTTATAAACAGACCAGTCAGTTATATCAAGTCTGTTCAATTTGTCAACCCAGCCATTTATTTGGCTCATACAGGCTGCGAGCACGAATGAGTCCTTCACCTCTTTCGTGCCCTTAACCAATCCTTTGTCTGTTACAAACTTATCGGTCTTAACTACCAACTTTTGACGGTTATGCAGTATTCTTATGTAAACTGGATAATAACCATCAGAACGTTTCTTTGAAACTACCACTTTAAATGTTGCCATATTACCATATTTTTTTTGCAACTGTTTTGCAACATTACATTACACATGTCCTATTTAACGTGTCAAACGTAAAATTTTAGCACGAAGATAAGTGCTTATACATCAACACATTAGATATATATAGCTGATATTCAGATATTTATCAAAAACCATGATGTAAAATCACCGTTTTAATCATAACTATATTTTCTCTAACGTTTTCTATATCAACTCTTTCGTATCCTGTATTTATCTGATGAAT